ATAAATGTTTCGTGTGCGTCAGCCGTGGAACCCTCATAGCAGATCCGTTGCGTACTGCCGTTCAGGTACACCTGATCGCTGAACGTGGCCTGTTCGGTAACCGCCAACGTGCCGCTGACAGTCGTAGCAGACCCCGACGTGGACAACGTGGGCGTACCCGTAGCCCAATCAACCACATCGTCAAAGTTTTCGTTGACCTCCGCTGCGACAATCGCCGTCCCAGCAGTGAACGAATACGTTTTGGCCAAAGCAGCCACTACCGCAACCTCCGCGTCCTGTACATTCCGATGATCGAAGTAACCCCCCACTTGCCCCGCTTGGAGACAGAGGGAGAAACCTTAAACCTTAAACTAATAGCCTGTGCTGTCCCAACTGTCGGCCACCGGGCAAACAAATAGCGGTCAGAAGTGCCCGCCGCCTGCCATTCGGACGTGTCCCACACGCCGTCACCAGACCCCGACGGGTCCGTATCCCATGTCGCCGGGGAATCCATCCCCGTAATATCCTTGTAATAAGACGGACTCACCCACCCACTCAAGTCGTAGTCCTTGTAGATGTACATGTAGATTCGCAGATTGTTGTCCGCCAACAGCACTGTCCGGGTTTTCCCCCACCGTTTCGGGAATGTGGGACGGTTCCCGATAAACCAACCAGTCTGATAGTAGGAAACGATTTCGTCCGCTGAACCAGCCCCGTAGTCGTCCACGTCGGCGTTCTGATCCAACTTGGAGATCCTGTTGAACTCTGCAACATCGGTGATTACAGACGTAGCAGCGATCCCAAGGTGGGTGTCGCCGGTAGGCCGGTACGCCAGCAGAGAACGTGCGTTTATGTCGTGGCGCATCCACGCCCCTGTTTCCGTCAACGACGGGTCCCATACGAACACATTGCGGCGGTTGTTCTGGTTGGACCCGGAAACATTGTCGTCGGACTGGTAGTCCACCGACACCCATAGCCGTTCATCAAACCACATGAGTGACGGGGCGGTACCCAATGTCAACGCAGGTTGCCCCACGTCATAGGTCATGGCTGGTTTGATTCGTTCAAACGCCCAAGCCAACGCATCATAGGACAGCAGATAGATGCCTTCCTCTGCGTACCAGAAGAAGATACCTGCCGTGGCTGCCACTGGTTGGCTACCGTCCCGGCATCCCGCCGTGCGTGTAATGTTCCTGACCTCAAACGAGTCGCTGCTGAACCCGTAGATCGCGTAGATGCTGTTCTCCTTGAAGACCAGCAACCGGTCAGCGTCGGGAATAATGGCCGTTATGTGGTCGCCATCCTCCCCGATGTCGATGTCGATGTAGTCGGCGGCTGTCCAGTTCTCTGCGTCGTTGACCTTCGACCAGCGCACCCGGTTCTTGTGAGTGGTGCCTGACTCCAACGTGTAGGCGACCCAAATGTATTCGGCCCATGTGGTCGTATACCGGGCGTTGGGGAAATGTCCGTCAGATCCGTCAATGTCGGGTGTCGCCAAAGCGGTGGAACCATCAGCGCCACTCCACCGCACCACAGAATACGTGGTGTGCCCCGTGCTGGTCAGAAACTTCCCGTTGACAATGTACGTGTAACCGTTGAATGTGACCCCCCGTGGCGGCTGCGTCGTGTCGAACTGCACGTCAGTGCCGCCATACGACACGGTTCCGTCAAAGTCCCCCGTCACGTTGTCGTTCCACAGCAACTTTGTTTCCGTGGCAGTAGCCACGGCAGCCAAAACCTGATTCTGCCCCTCTTCGTAGTGGCTTATCAGGCTTACGATGTCGTCGTCCAACGCTGTACTATTGACCTTGGTTACAGCATCCCGGCGGCGCACCCCGCCACGCGGGTCCACGTCTACGTTCAACAACGCAGGGGATTCATTCTCCGCAATGTTGAACTGGTCGGCGCGCAGGTTCAAACCACCCTTGAAGTCCGACTTCTCGTCGTAACGGTAGGGCTGGTCGGTGGCCGAAACCTTCGGCGGAGACATCTGTAACGGCACTGGCTACTCCCAAGAATAGCGCAGACGGGCGGGCAGGATCATCTGTGACTGCCAACGCGATACCCGCCGCGAGTTCAACACCACAGGCTGCGGAGAGGGAAAATCTTCGTACCGCGCCCGCAGATTGTCCAACTCTGCGGTAAACAACGTAAAATACTGGTTTGCCAGCCCCGGATCTTCCTGCTGCTGGTACGCCCGGTAAAGACCGTACAGTGACAGCACGTTGTCGAACGGGTCGGGCAAATCAGGTGTGTCAGCATCGGCAATAGCCGTACGGTAGACCGCCGTGTTCCCACCGAACTCCACGGCGTTGCGGTATCCGCGAACATAAACAGTGGTAGCAGACGACGGCGTGGGATACAGGCGCACCGTGTCATTCCAGAACGTCCAATACCACGGCTCACCGGTCGTGTTTGAATCCAACGGATAGATCACGTCAGCGTCGTCGTAGCCGATGAACTCCAACACGTGGTTGTCGGTCTTCAACGCCGCTATGTCCCGCATCCCCACATTCTTTGGTGCAGATGCCCCAGAGAACGTCACACCGTCATGTGTTACCGACAGGTTTGTTTCAACATCGGACAACGAATAGTCCTTCGTGGACGCAACCGTGTCAAAGGTTGTAGTTGCCTCGTAGAACGGCCAACGCTTCTCCGAATAGACAATCACATCGTACCCTTCACGGATAAACCAGTTCATTGTCGTATCGGCAATGTCGTTCGACGTAATATCAACCACGCTGCGTATGTGGGTACGCATGTCGCTTAGTTGCATAACGCGGCCCTACGCCGTGTGAAAGACGCAGGAATCGGTATCACCAACCGGATGCCCCTTGCAGGGGTCCCCGGCTTTCGTGGTGGCAACACACACAGAAGGTGTTGCCACGGGAACATCATAGGTGGGGGTGGGGTTCACACGATGTATACGACGGTCAGGCCCGACGGCGTGACCTTCGGGTTTCAGCGTCTTATGGTTTCCCGCAGGTTCATTTGCGGGGCGCTGGCCCTTCTTGTATGCGTATGCGAAACCCCGTGCCATGATGCCTCCCGTGGCAACGAACCATCTATCAGGTAGCCCCGAACAGATAACCCTGTCGTGCGCGGTTGCTGCACGTCAACTGTCCGTAACAAAGCAACTGTGAGAACACAGCATCCTGATTAGTGGGACGCACGAACGGTGTCGGCTTGAACCAGACATCGCTGTGAGCCACCAGTTGTAGGTATTTGGTGTTGAGGAACATCATCTCGCCACTGGTGCAAGCCCCGTCAAAGGTGACGGGTGCGCCCTTGAACAGCAGGTTCTGGAACCCGCCATCGGCCACATCGGTATCCGTGTACCGAATCTGATCATCCAGAAGGTCCTCGTACTTCTCGTACAAAGCCTGCGTGGTGATGATGATGGTCGGCTGGTCATTGCCAACCGAAACGTCGTTGTACAGGGTCGCCATGCCAGCGGTGGTAAGAGCACCACCTTGGTTTGTCTCAGTTGACGCCCAGAACGAGTTGCCCGAACCAGTCGGGTCAATCCCACCAAGAGTGGTATTTGGCTTTGTAACAATCAAGTCCAGACCGTTCCAGTCCTTGTTGCTGTTACCTGTGCCATCAGCCCAGAACATGGTGTTCATGTTCTCAATCACCGTTTCCTGCGTCTGGAAGATCTTGCCTTCCAGCAGGTCGATGATCGCGGCTTCGCCGTTGTTCTTGGCTTCCTCAATGCCGCTGATCGTAACCGTGGCCGCATACTGACCCCACGAATACTCAGCAGCAGAAATGCCTGTCTGAGCCGTCACGGAAATAGTGTCGGTTCCACTGTACGAACCAGCCGTACTGTTTGTCCCGTAAATAATCGGGACGACGATCTTCGCACCACCTGAAATACGCCGAATCGTCTGACCGTTCGTCAACGCATAAAACAATGGTCTTGCGCTGAAAATGTTGTCAGTCAACTTGGGGACGTAGTTCTTCAGGGTGGTAGACAGAATCTCGTCAAAACTGCTGTTACCAGCCATTATCTGTTACCTCTCTCTGTTGTCTATGAAGACAGGGAACGCTTGGCGTCCATAAACGCCTCTCGGATCGAAGAGGGCTGTTCCACCGGCGCTGACGAAGACCCCGCCTGCTTGGAACCAGAAGGCTCCACAACAGCGGCGTCCCGTTTCGCTTCGGTACGCTCCTGCTCCTGCTCCAACTTGTTGGCCTTTGTGGCAACCTCGTTGTAGCGCATATGTGTCAGCGCCGCCTCTAAGTTGCCTATCTTGTGCTTCAACGCGTGTTGGTACAGTTCAGTAGCGTCGAACTCCCCGTACGAACCCTTAAGGTGCTCTACCTGCTTCTCTACTTGTTGTCGTCGCTGCACCCGGTCCTGTTGCTCTAGGCGTGCCTCCAAGTTCGCTATC